GGGTTGGACCACCCCGCAAGTTCACGATACGAATCCTCGCGGTGCAGGGAACAGGCAGAACCCGAACGGGGGCGGCGCTTGCTTGGCTTGGGACGCGAGGGCGTGCGGTCGGCCGACCCCGAACGCCCGAGACTGGAAAGACGGGGCTGCGCCAAGCGTGGTCATGACAGAGAGAACGGATCGGCGCACTCACGCGGTGCATATGGTGGGTTGGGTGAAAGAAACCCCCGCCCGACTAACGGATTCTGGCGAGATGCTGACTGGCTCTTCGGCACAGATGGGAAGTGGAGACCGGTTGAACCCGGCGCATTCCCGCTGGCTTATGGGGCTGACAACCGCGTGGGACGACTGCGCGCCTACGGCAATGCCATCGTCGCGCCTGTTGCGGAAACTTTCATCCGATCCTTTGTGGAAGCTGCCGAACTCGACCGCCAGCTTGGTCTGGGGTTCGAGGGGTTGGTCTAATCATGCCTGACCGCTTGAACCTCGACTTTGAGACCTTTTCCGAGGTCTCTCTTCCCGATGTCGGGACGAGCCGCTACGCGCAGCATCCGTCTACCGAAGTCCTCATGGCCGCCTATGCCTTCAACCGTGGGCCGGTAAGCCAGTGGGTGCCTGCGGAGGGGGAGCCGATACCGCGCGAGCTGGCCGAGGCGCTGGTGGACCCGGAGGTCGAGAAGTGGGCATGGAACGCGCCCTTCGAGATGGCGATCACGGACAACCTCGTGGCCGAGGTCTCGATCCCGCAGTGGCGGGACACGATGGTCCAAGCCCTGCACTGCTCGCTCCCGGGCAAGCTGGAAAAGGCAGGCGAGGTCGTCGGGCTGCCGATGGAGATGCAGAAGGACCGCAGGGGCAAGGCCCTCATGCGGAAGTTCTCGTTCCCCCGGAAGCCGACCAAGAAGAATCCCAACACCCGGCTCTTCTGGCACGAAGACCCGGAAGAGTGGGAAGGCTACAAGCAGTATAACCGGACGGACGTGGTTTCCGAACGCGGGGTGCTTATCAAGCTCTCGAACTACCTCATGAGCCCCGAGGAATGGGAACTCTGGCATCTCGATCAGGAGATCAACCAAGCCGGGCTGCCGATCAACATTCGCATGGTCCGCAACGCGATCCGCATCTACGAGCAAGCTCTGGAAGAGAGCTTCGAGCGGATGCGCGAGCTGACCGGGCTGGCGAACCCGAACTCCCAGCCCCAGCTTCTCCCGTGGCTCCAAGATCAGGGCTATATGTTCGACGATCTTCAGAAGGCCCACGTGAAGGTCGCGGACTCCTACTTCGAGGAACAGCCCGATCACTGGACCGATGACCAGTGGATCGAATATCGGAACAACGAGACGCTGAAGGAGGTCTTGACCCTCCGGCTCGAAACCTCCCGGACCTCGATCAAGAAATACTACGCCCTCGCCCGGGCGACCGACGATGACGGCAACCTGCGCGGCACCCTTCAGATGAACGGGGCGGCTCGGACGGGACGCTGGGCGGGCCGCATCTTCCAGCCCCAGAACCTCCCCCGGCCGGAGAAGCGTTTCGAGCCCATGCAGCCGCTCTTGGCCCGCAACATCGAAGAGCTGGACTACGAGTCCCTGAAGCTCGTCCACGGCAACGTGTTCGACGCGCTGGCATCTGCGATCCGCCCTGCTGCGCAGGCTCCCGACGGCATGATCTTCATCGACGCCGACCTCTCGGCCATCGAGAACCGGGTGCTGGGCTGGCTGGCCGGGTGCGACAAAATCCTCGACGTTTTCCGCAATGGTCAGGACGCCTACATCGCGTTCGCCTGCTACCTCTACGGCCGCCCCTACGACGAACTCTGGCACGAGTATAAGGTCGAGAAGAACTCGGCCAAGCGCACCATCGCGAAGCCGGGCACGCTGGGCTGCGGCTACGGCATGGGCGCTGGCGAGAAGCGGGTGAACCGGAAGACCGGCGAGATCGAAGCGACCGGGTTGCTCGGCTATGCGTGGGGCATGGGCGTCAAGAACTTCACGCCCGAGGATTCCAAGCACTCGGTCGATACCTTCCGCAACGAGTTCAAGGAGGTCGTCTCCTACTGGTATGACCTCGAACGCGCCATGCGTCGCTGCATCAAGACCGGCAAGCCGACCGCCCACGGCGTCGCTGGCGGCCCCGAGGTCCGGTTCGAGATGGACGGCCCGTTCCTGAAGATGATCTTGCCCTCCCGACGGCCGCTCTACTACCTGCGCCCCCGGATCGAGATGACCGATACGCCGTGGGGCGAGAAGCGGATGCAGATCACCTACGAAGGGCTCAACGACCGGAAGCAGTGGGTCCGCCAGCACACGACGCCGGGCAAGGTGACGGAGAACGCCGACCAAGCGACTTCGCGTGATCTGCTGGTCCACGGGATCAAACTGGCGAAGAAGCGCGGCATCAACGTGCGCCTGCACGTGCATGACCAGATCGTCGGCCTCACGCCCGAGAGCCGCAAGGACAAAGACCTCGAAACGCTGATCGAGTGCATGGAAGAATCGCCGTGGTGGGCCGCCGGTCTGCCCCTCGGCTCCAACGGTTTCACCACCAAAGTCTTCATGAAGGATTGACGCCATGACCAACAAAACCTGCACCGTCGTCTACGGCCCCCAAGGCTGCGGAAAGACCACGAACGCGGACGCCATCGCCAAGGCTTACGGCTGCCACAAGATCGTCGATACCGGCGTCTCGGACATGGGCATGGTGAAGCCCGAAAAGCTCGGCCCGGGGGTCTTGGTCCTCTGCACCGAAGACCCTGACCTCTTTCGTGCTCGTTTCGACTTCCCCCTTCGCGTCGTCACCTATAAGGTGGCGATGGAGATGGTGAAGATCGACGAGGAAGGGCGTGCTTGAATCAGCGGTTGAGAATCCCGTTGTTAAGAGAGCCGAGCGGGCGGGATACTTCGTCCGCAAGGTGCAGTGGGTTGGGCGCATCGGTGCGCCTGACCGGCTGTTCGCTCGCAAGGATCGCGGGCAGGTCTACATCGAGTTCAAAGCGCCCGGGGAGGAACCCCGGCGATCCCAGAAGGAAGAGCACAAGGAGATGCGGCAGGCGGGAATAGAGGTCCATGTGTGCGACAACGTGCAAGACGCGCTGCGCATCCTTTGGCTCCTGCCGGGCTCTAACGGCGGGCCGGTGGTCGAGACATGGAGGGACTTGGTTTGAAGGTCGTCCTCCCGAAGCACCTGACCGACATCGAAGCTATCGAGCTGATCCACGGGCCGCCGTTGCGGACCCTGAAGCACGAGAACTTCCGCGAATACCAAGACTGGATGAAGGACAAGATCATCGACCTCGACGCGCTGCTGCTCGGGGCCGAGATGGGCTTGGGCAAGACTGGCGCGACGCTGAAGGCGATGGTCGATCTCATGGAGACCGGCGAGGTCAAGACAGCCCTTATCATCGCCCCCCTCCGGGTCGCAGAAGAGACATGGCCGGAAGAGATCGCGAAGTGGGACTTCAGCCGCCACCTGCGCTACCGGATCGTCACCGGGAATCAGGCAGAGCGCATGGCCGCGCTGAAGTATGGCCCGGCCGAAGTGACCATCGTGAACCGGGAAAACCTGCTCTGGCTCTACCAGACGCTCGGCATCCGGCGGTGGCAGTTCGACATGATTGTCTATGACGAAGCCTCGCGCCTGAAGAGCGGCCGCAAGCGGTCGAAGCCGAAGCCCCGGGCGGACGGCACGATGCCTCCGAAGCGCCTGACCGAGCTGGGCGTGATCCAGCGCGCCCGGCACAAGACCAAGCGATTCGTCGAGCTATCGGGGACGCCAAGCCCGAACGGCCTGATCGACCTCTGGGGGCCGATCTACGCGCTGGACAAGGGGCAGCGCCTCGGCACGTCCATGACCAAGTTCAAGCAGCGGTGGTTCCGGGAGAACCCGTGGACCCGGCGCATGGAGCCCTTCGATCACTCCGAGAAGGAGATCATGGGGGCGATCAAGGACGTGTTCTTCAGCCTCCGGGAAGAGGACTACCTGAAGCTCCCCCCGCTGACGCCGAGGGACCACTACGTCCAGCTCCCGAAGAAGGCCATGAAGCTCTATCACGAGCTGGAAGAAGAGATGGCAATCGACGTGCGGAACCGGGCTGGCGATCCCGAGGTCATCCGCGCAGTGAACAACGGCGTCCTGACCGGCAAGCTGCTTCAGCTCGCGAACGGATCGCTCTACCTCGGGGACAAGTTCGACGAAGAGACGGATCGAAAGCTCCCCCGGGAATCGGTCTTCGTCCACGACGAAAAGCTGAAGGTCTTGGAGTCGATCATGGAAGAGGCTATGGGTCAGCCTGTCCTCGTCGCCTACTCCTTCCAGTTCGACAAGGCGGCAATCCTGAAGAAGTTCCCCTACTGCCGGGTCTTCGGTGACAGCCCCAACGACATGCGCGACTGGAACGCAGGCAAGATCAGGATGCTCTTGACGCACCCTGCGAGCGCCGGTCATGGTTTGAACTTCCAGTTCGGCTCGAACATCGCGGTCTGGTATGGCCTGACGTGGAGCCTTGAACTCTACCGGCAGTTCGTGAAGCGCCTGCACCGCTCGGGGCAAGAGCGAGAGAAGGTCTTCCTCCACCGGATCATGGCGAAGGGGACCGTGGACGAAACCATGCTCCCGGCGCTGATCGCTCGCGGGCAGACACAAGACGGAATCAGCGACCACGTGCGCGTGAGATTGAATAGGATGGCGGCATGAACGACGACGTGGACACAAGGCTTTCCCGCCTGACCGAGACCAAGAGGCAGATGCCCGCGACTGGCGGCCTCTACGCGGACCCCCTCAACCGGGGCGTCTCGGTGGCGTGGCTCGCCCACGTCTTTCGGATGGAGCAGGCGGCGGTAAAGCGGAAGCTGGGAAATTGCCCGGTCAAGACCCAGCGCCGCCGGGGCGACAAGATGACGACCGTGCTCTACGACCTCCCGACGGCGGCCGCGTTCCTCGTGACGCCCGCGTTCTCGACGGCCGAGTATATGCGGGCGGTGCGGCGGGGCGATCTGCCCCCGGCTCTCCAACAAACGATCTGGGACGCGCTGTTGAAGCGGCAGAAGTGGGAAGAGAACGCTGGTCAGCTCTGGCGGACGGAGAAGATCAGGACCGTGCTCGGCTCCACCTTCCAGACGATCAAGTTCACCATGCAGCTCTGGATCGACACACTCGAAAGGCAGGTCGAGGTCTCCGACGAGCAGCGCGAGATCATCGTCAGTCTGGTGGACGGGCTTCAGGCGGAACTCTATGACGCCCTGATACAGCAGATGAACGAGAACGCCACCGGGCCGCAGCTCGAAGAGATGGACGAGCTGGTGGGTGAGAGCGGGACGGTCGGGGAGACCATCGCCCGGGTTGAAAGTGAAGATGACGAGATCGAGCAACTGATATGAAGATCGCTGGCCGCCGAGAGCTGAAGGGGAAACCCGCCGGGATGAATACGCTGGAATCCCTGATCGTGGATTCCGCTGCGGCCGCGCGTCCACCCGAACGCCTGACGGTTTCGCAGGCGGCCGAGAAATACCGCCAGATCAACAACCCCGGGGCCTACGTCGGCCCGTGGGAAAACGACACGACGCCCTACCTCGTCGAGCCGATGAACGAGCTGCAATCGTTGCTCTATGACAGCATGGTATTCGCCGGTCCCGCGCAGTGCGGGAAGACGGACATGGCGCTCAACTGGATCGGATACAGCGCGGTCAGCGACCCGGCCGACATGATGGTGATCCAGACCTCGAACGTGACGGCCCGCGACTTCTCGATGCGCCGGATCGACCGTCTGCACCGCCATAGCCGCGCCATCGGGGAGAAGCTGGTGCCCGGCAAGGCGGCCGACAACACCTTCGACAAGCACTACCGCTCCGGGATGCTCCTGACGCTCTCGTGGCCCACGATCAACGAACTCTCGGGCAAGCCCATCCCGCGCCTCTGGCTGACGGACTATGACCGGATGCCCGAAGACGTGGACGGCGAGGGCAACGCCTTCGACCTTGCCCGGAAGCGCGCGACGACCTTCAGGCGCTACGCCATGTGCGCGGCCGAGTCCTCGCCCGGCTACGCGGTGGAGAACCCGAAGTGGGTGCGCAAGACCCGGCATGAGGCCCCGCCGACGCGCGGCATCCTCGCCCTCTATAATCGTGGCGACCGGCGGCGCTGGTATTGGCGCTGCGTCGAGTGCCACAACGCCTTCGAGCCCTCCTTCGAGCTGCTGGACTGGCCCGACTCCGAGGACATCATGGAAGCGGCCGAGGGCGTCACTCTGGTCTGCCCTCACTGCAACCACCGCTACCACCACGACCCCGGCCACGGCCCCGGCAAGCACGAGATGAACCGCTCCGGCAAGTGGATCAAGGACGGCCAGCTCTGGACGCCCGAGGGTCTGATCGTCGGGACGGCATCGCGCTCGTCCACGGCCTCGTTCTGGCTGAAGGGGGTCGCGGCCGCGTTCTCTGACTGGAAGACGCTCGTGCATCGCCACCTGACGGCCGAGGCGGAATACGAGAGCACCGGGTCAGAGGAAGCCCTGAAGGCGACGGTCAACACGGATCAGGGGGAAGCCTACACCCCCAAGAGCCTTGCGAACGACCGGGTGCCGGAAGCGATCAAGGCCCGGGCTCGCGATCTGGGCGACCGGGTTGTTCCGGTCGGCGTCCGGTTCTTGGTCGCCTCAATCGACGTGCAGAAGAACCGCTTCGTCGTGCAGGTTCACGGGATCGCGGCCAACGGCGACATCTACGTGATCGACCGCTTCGAGATTCGGCACTCCAAGCGCCCGGACCCGGAGCGCGAGGATCAGGTGCTTTGGGTGAATCCCGGGGCCTATCCCGAGGACTGGAAGCTGGTGGCCGAGCAGGTGATCCAGAAGAGCTACGAGCTGGGCGACGGCTCGGGGCGCAGGATGGCGATTCGCTTCACCGTCTGCGACTCTGGCGGTAAAGAGGGCGTCACGGCGAACGCCTATGACTTCGTGCGCTGGCTCCGGCACGGCGACCCCGTGGGCGAAGACGGCAAGCCCCTCCCGACCGAGGACCAAGGCGAGTATGAGTGGCAGCACGGCATGGCTGGGCGGTTCACTCTGCTGAAGGGTGCCTCGACCAAGAACGCCCCCCGGGTGAAGATCGACTTCCCTGATTCCCAAAGAAAAGACCGACATGCAGGCGCACGCGGGGAAATCCCGGTGCTCTTCATCAACACGAACTTGGTCAAGGATATGGTCGATCACCGGCTAGATCGCACGGAGCCCGGCGGCCGGTTCGTGTTCCCGAATTGGCTGGGCGACAACTTCTATACCGAGCTGACGGTCGAGGTCAAAGACCCGAACAAGGGCTGGCTCAACCCCAAGAGATACCGCAACGAAAGCTGGGACTTGCTCGCTTACTGCATGGCGGCTACTCTGACACCGACGATCAACCTTGAACGGCTCGACCTCGTAGGGGAACCTCCGCTCTGGGCTGCTGAATGGGACGAGAACGATCTGGTATTTGACCCGGTTGTGAACGATAAGCCCTTTGACGCGGAACAGAAGACCCGGCGCTCGTTCAAAGACCTTGCAGGGAGCCTCGCATGAACCTTACTACCGAACAGCGGACCCTCTACGAAACGCGCCTCGCGGACGCAGAGACAGCATATCACGACCTGCGCCTCGGCAAGCAAGCCCGGGTCTTCGTTGACCAGAACGGCGAGCGTGTGGAGTTCGCGGTTGCCAATGCAGGTCGTCTTCAGGCATACATCACGGAACTGAAGTCCCTTCTCGGCAAGCCGACGGGGATCACCGGGCCGTTGAACGCATGGATGCTCTGACATGGAAGACTTGACCACGCACGAGCTGCGGGAAATTGACAGCCTAGTCGGATCGCCCCTGCCGGTTTCTGCCGCGCTGGGGCGTGGCGGTTATGACGGCGCAGCCCGCATGGACAAGCAGATCGCAGGATGGCGGCCCGCGCTTCAGTCGGCAGACCTCGACATGCTCCCGGACAAGGACACGCTGGACGCACGAGCGCGCGACCTCGGCCGGAATGACGGCTACGTCCAAGGTGGGGCGCAGCTCCACAAGGACTCCATCGTCGGGGCCTTCTACATGCTCAACTCGAAGCCCTCGTGGGCCGTGCTGGGCAAGGATGAAGAGTGGGCCGAGGCTTTTCAGGAAGAGGTCGAGCAGAAGTTCACCCTCTGGGCCGAGAGCCCGCAGAATTGGGTGGACGCTTCCCGGCAGAATGACTTCACCGGCTTGATCCGGTTGGCCGTGGGCGTGACCGTCTTCGGTGGCGAGGTTCTGGCGACGGTCGAGTGGCCGAAGCAGCAGGCCCGGGAGTTCAACACGGCGATCCAGATGATCGACCCTGACCGACTCTCGACGCCGACCACCATGCAGTTCGATTCGCGCATCCGTGGCGGGATCAAGAAAGACCCCTACGGTGCTCCGATCTCCGCGTTCATCCGCACCCGGCACCCAGCCGACTACCACTTCCCCTACGGCTCGGCCGGAAGCATGGAGCAGTGGTGGAAGGAAGTGCCGTGGCGCAAGCCTTGGGGCCGTGCGCAGGTTCTCTACTTCCGGGAGCAGAAGCGCGTGGACCAGACCCGGGCCGTGGCCGACATGGCTGCCGGTCTCCGGGAGATTGCGATAACCCGCAAGTTCCGGGACGTGACGCTTCAGAAGGCCGTCCTCGCGGCGACCTACGCAGCCACCATCGAATCGGAGCTGCCCGCGCAGGCGGTCTACGAACAGCTCGGGGCTGGCGGCGGCGGGCAGGGGTCGTTTGGCTCCGGTGCGGTGGACTACGCCTCGCACTTCCTCGAAGCCGTCAACGAGTATGTCGGGGCCTCGAAGAACATGCTGATCGACGGGGTGAAAATCCCGCACCTGTTCCCGGGCACCAAGCTCAACTTCCAGAACGCCGGGGCTCCGCAGGGCGTCGGTCAGGACTTCGAGCAATCGCTGCTGCGCTACGTCGCGGTCTCGCTCGGCGTGTCCTACGAGGAACTATCCAAGGACTACACCAAGACGAACTACTCGTCCGCCCGGGCGGCGATGTCGAACACGTGGAAGTTCATGCAGTCCCGGAAGCGGATCATCGCGGACGCGATGGCGAACTCGATCTACCGGCTCTGGCTGGAAGAGGCGATCAACAAGGACATGCTCACGACTTTCCCTGCGTCCGAGGCTGACAAGCTCTACACCAACGGCTACCAGAACCTCATGTTCGACGCGCTGGCGGAAGCGGACTGGATCGGCGCGGCGCGCGGCCAGATCGACGAGCTGAAAGAAACACAAGCGGCCGTGTTGCGGATCAAGTATGGTCTCTCCACGCACGAGGACGAACTTGCACGGCTCGGCAAAGACTGGCGCAAGACTTACGCCCAGCTCGAACGCGAGAAGAAGGAGCGGGAGCTGCGCAACATCGAGCTTCAGGAAGACAACAGCGTCAACGCCGCCTCCGGGACTCCGCGAGAGCAGGAAGACGACGGAACGGAGGGCCAAGATGCCGACGAATAACCTTCACCCGCTGGCGCAAGCCTTCTCCGGGGAGCCACTGCTGATCGAGCCTGCCAAGGTCGATGTCATCGCCTCGACGATCCAGTATCTCTCGACGGACCCGGACGCGGCCAAGCTGCTCAACGAGGGTATGTCGGCCGCGTCCATGCAGGCAGACGAGTTCTGGGGCCGGGACGAACACCCCTACCGCCCCTACGTCGTCCACAACGGCGTGCTTCAGATTCCGGTGCAAGGCACGCTCCTGAATCGCTTCAGCTACCAGTTCGGCCGCTGGGCGACCGGCTACAAGTATATCGAGATGGCGCTGGCCCGGGGCGTTGCCGACCCGCAGGTGAAAGCCATTGCCCTGATCTGCGACAGCCCCGGCGGCGAGGTTGCGGGCTGCTTCGAGCTGGCCGACAAGATTTACGAGGCCCGGCAGGAAAAGCCGATCCGGGCGTTCGCAGCGGATCACGCCTACTCTGCGGCCTATGCGCTCGCCAGCTCGGCAACCGATGTCGTCGTCACGCGCTCGGGAGGCACCGGCTCGGTCGGCGTCGTCACCGCGCATATCGACGTGTCCGGTGCGATGGAACGCATGGGAATCAAGATGACCCTGATCTACGCCGGGAAACATAAGGTTGACGGCAATGCCTACGAGAAGTTGCCTGATTCGGTAAAAGACCGTATTCAGGGGAGAATCGACAAAATCTACGGTTCGTTCACGGGAATGGTCGCCCGGAACCGTGGGATCGAGGATAAAGATGTCAGAGCCACCGAGGCTTTGACTTACGACGCGCAGGACTCCACGGCGCAGGGTTTTGCGGATAGGATCGGGGCGCTTGACGAAGAGATGGTCATCTTCACGCAAGAAGTGGCCGAAGCAGAGGATGAACAAATGAGCTTCACGCAGGAACAGATGGACGCAGCGATCTCGGCCGCAAAGGCTGAAGGACATGCGGCCGGGTTGGCCGAGGGCAAGTCCCAAGGCACCAATGACGGCGTGACCGCAGAGCGCGAGCGCGTGACTGCGATCATGGGCTCGGACGAGGCGAAGAAGCGCCCGGCCGCAGCGCAGATGATGGTCGATCTCGGCGTCCCCGCCGACAAGGCCAGCGAACAGCTCGCGAAGCTGCCGGAAGAAGCCGTGGCCCCCAAAGGCGACGCTCCCAAGGGCCAGCAGAAGTCGGGCTTCGAGCGTGCGATGGAGACGGGCAACCCGAACGTCGGCGCAGAAACCGGCGACGAAGGGAACGACCAGATGTCGATCCCGGACTCGATCTTCGCCTCGGCGGGCTACGCCCCGGCGAAGACCAACTGATCTTCCACCCGGCGACCCCATAGGGGCGTCATGCAACCCCAAGCCAAAGAGGTAATCCAACATGGCTACGATTAACCCGAAGAACGGCGACCTCACGGCTGGCGTCGCCGGTCAGTCTTCCGACATCATCAACGCCAGCCCCGATCCGCTGGTCACTGGCGACACCCCGGCCCTCTACACCGAGGCCCTTCCGGTCGCCGCCGGCATGGACCTCGCAGCTCGCGAAGTCGTGGGCTTCGACGGTGGTGGCAACATCATCCCTGCTGTTCTGGATGCGGTCACCCCCGCGAACGACGTGCAGGCCATCGGCTTCGTGATGTATGCCATCGACACGACTGGCGAAGCAGCCGGTGCGGTCGAAGTCGAAGTCGTCCGAGGCGGCGTCTTCAACCCTGACCTTCTGGTCTGGGAGGCGGGCTTCAGCACTGACGCCCTCCGTCGCGCAGCGTTCCGTGGGGCTCCCACCCCGACGAACATCATCATCCGCAAACCCACGACCATGACGGTCTGATCCCAGACCCGGAAGTCATAGACAGAAAGGAAGAGAGACCGACATGGCCCTCGATATTTACACCCCCCTTGATCTCTACCGGGTCATGTTTGACCCGCGCCAGACGATCAAGACGAGCCAGTGGCTCGAAATGTTCTTCCCGAACTCGTTCTTCTCCACGCAGGAGCAGATCGCGTTCTCGAAGATCAACGCATCGCGCCCCATCGCGCCGTTCATGCTGCCGAACGAGCCCGGTAAGCCGATCTACCGTCGGGAAGGCGAACGGATCGAATCGTTCAAGCCTGCCTACACCAAGCCGAAGGACGCCATCCGCCCGAGCGAGATGCTGGCCCTTCAGCCGGGCGAACTGTCCCGCCGTCAGGCGCTTCAGTCTCCGCAGGCACGCTACAACGCCGAAGTGATCCGCATCACGAACTACCAGCGTGACGCGATCCACCGTCTCTGGGACTACATGGCCGCCAAGGTCATCCTCGACGGTCAGATCACCATCACCTACCAAGGCCCCTCCGGTGGCCCCGGGCAGCGTGTGGTTCTGGACTTCGGCCGCGACGCAGGACACACCATCACCCTCGGTGCTGGTGCTCGTTGGGGCGAAGCCGGGGTGAACGTGTTTACCTCGTGCCAGAGCTACATCGACCTCGTGGCGAACGCAGAGTTCGG